ATGGCCAGTCAGGTCAACAAATTGTCGGCCCGCCGGGTCGAGACGCTCACTGAACCCGGGCGACATTCGGATGGTGGCGGGCTCTATCTCGCTGTTTCGGACACCGGCGCAAAAAGTTGGGTCTTCGCTTGGGTCCGTTCCGGCAAGCGCAACATGGTGGGCCTCGGTTCGTTCAAGGCCGTGCCGCTCGCCAAGGCCCGGGAGAAGGCCGCGGAGGCCCGTCAGGCAGTTGAGCGCGGCGAAGATCCCCGAATCGTCCTGAAGCCCGCCAGCGCGGCCCCTGCCGCCGTGGTGACCTTCGGCGACGAGGCCACGGCCATGATGGAATCGCTGCGGCCAATCTGGCGGTCTGAGGTCCATAGCCGCCAATTCGAGAACAGCCTCCGAACCTATGCCGCTGAGATCTGGAATCGCCCGATCGCCGTGTTGAACGCGGTCGACATCAAAAACATGCTGTTGCCGATCTGGAGCGAGAAGCACGAGACAGCGACACGCGTCCGCGAGAGGACCGAACGTGTCTTCGCCCATGCCCGGGCACATGGCCGATATGAGGGTTTCAATCCTGCCGCGTGGCAGGGGAACCTGAAGGATCTTCTGCCGAAGGGGAAACGCGTGGTCTCCCACAATGCCGCGCTCCCGTTTCAGCTGATGCCGGATTTCATGGCGAAGCTCCGATCGTCCTATGGGCAATCGTACCGGCTGCTAGAGTTCATCATCTTGACGTGGGTTCGCACGGGCGAGGCGCGCGGCGCGCGCTGGGAAGAGATCGACGTCACCCGCCGTCTATGGACGGTGCCGGGCGAGCGCATGAAGGCGGGCAAGGTTCACGTTGTCCCCTTGTCCGATCAGGTGCTGCGGCTCCTCGGCAATCAGAACCGGCCTGAGAGCGGCAAGGGCTTGGTGTTCCCCGGGCCGAAGGGCGAGGAGCTATCCAACATGGCCGCAGCCATGCGCCTGCGGAAACTGATCGTCGGCATGAAGCACGGAGAGACGCCGGTCGAGGCGACGGTGCACGGCTTCCGCAGCACGGCCCGCACATGGGCAGGCGAGGTCACCGACACGCCACGCGAGGTTGCCGAGGCTGCCTTGGCCCATGTGGTCGGCAATGCCGTGGAGCAGGCTTATTCGCGCGGCGATGCGCTGGAGAAGCGGAAGGGGCTCATGCAGGCGTGGGCCGACTATTGCTTCTCGCCTGTGGCTCCGGCTATTGACGCAACGTCACTTGCGGCCTGAGGTCCCCGATGCGCCTTGCTATTGCGACCTTGTTCGTCGCCATCTCCGCTATTCCGGCTGCCGCTCAAATTTCACAGGCGTCCGCTGAAGCCGCGATCGACGCGACCACAGTCCTTACGCTCGGGGCCGGGTGCGCAATGCGGTTCGAACGTCGCCAAGCCGAGGTCTTCACGGCTTTTGACCGGAGGCCCGAAGTCGCGGCGATCCTGCGTGACCACGCTCAATTTATGAAAGAGTCGTGGGACATGGCCAACACCCAGCAGAAACGCGAGCTTTGCGATTTCGCCCGGGCAAAGGCGCGAAGCTTGGACATCACACTGCGGCGCTAGTCGCCAGTCGATCGATTGTCTGTTTCGCCGTGCATCAGGTCGTGCAGCGCCTCGCCAAGGCCATCCTTATAGTGCTGGAGAGCGTCCCGAAGTGCAGTGCTGGCGACGAGGAGCTTGTCGGCCATCACCATTCGCTTGCTTTCGGCAAGGGTGTCTTCGCTTAGGATTACCATCGCGCTGCTGATCTCCAACGCGGCCCTCTTTATCGCCTCTGCTAGCTCGCTGGCGGAGGGATCGGGCGGACGCGGTCCTGCTCCGGGGAAGCGCACAATCGTCATACGGGCCTGTCCCTTGTTGCAGGTCGCTCGACTCAAGAGACGACGTAAGGGAAGCTAGCTTGCACGCTACATTCTGAGCAATTGTGGAATTGCCTCAATGGCGGACAAAATGACGCATCTAACCGGTGCACGCTATGACTTTCCGCCCTTCACCACGCGGAGCTTCGCCGCACCTGGTGGCATGTCCGGCGGTCTTGGACGGCCCTCGATGTCCGGCAGATAGGCGAGGCACCGCGGCTCATACTTCCGGGGATCCCGGGCCAACTGCCACGGGCAATCCTTAGTCAGCCGCACCAGAAGCTCATCGAGGCCGATGTCGGCGCCGAAGGCCTGTCCCAGACGCGCGATGCGGTATTGCCCGGCGCGCCGACATGGGTCGCACCGCAGGCGGAGGATGACATAGGGATAGGTGGCCAGCTTGCCGGGTTCGTCCATGAGAACAAGACGAGAACACGGGGAGGGGGCCGGGTGTCAAGGTCGGCGGATGATGATCATCCGAGCGGCTGTGTATGGCTCTGGCACCGGGTGCCGCAACCATATGCCGATGATGATCGGTACCCGGAAACAAGAAGCCCCGCACGATGGGCTTCGGTCCCTCAAGCGTCGGCGGTCACACGGCGGGCGTCGCCATGGCGGTCATGCCGGTCATTGCCGGGCGCGTGAGTAGCATGGCGGCTAGCCGACGAGTTGGGTAAATCCCTCGTGGTCTAGAAATGTGGCATTTTCGGCCTATATTCCGGGGAGTGCGTTCGGGGCCGGTTGCAATTCGGTGTGCTAGGAACCCTTAGGGCTTGGGGACGTTGTCCTTGTGTCAGTGGGTTTTTCGGTTCCAGATTCTTGACAACTGGGACATCGAATGATACCCAAATGATACGTGATGAGATTTGAGGTGGGAACGGCTTCCCCACACACCTCCCTTCAAAAGGGGAGGTATAGTAGCCCGAAAGGGTGAAGAGATGCAGGGATTTAGCACCCTGCCAGCTTTCATCTCGGCGAAATGGAGCCCGGAGCAATCCGGGCTTTTCGCTTATTTGGGGCTGCGCAAGTGCATTTTCTCGCGCCGCTTCATCACAGTTTGTTCTGCAATTCGATAAGCGCTGGCGATGTGGTAATTCCCATGATCGTCAGGCTCAATAGAAATTGCGACAAGCACATGTGATGTGCCGTCCGGCACCGGTATTTTTCCGATAAATTCAATCTTGCCGCCGTTTTTCCAATCGTCGCCAATATACAGCGGGTCCGCCACTAGCGAGACTATGTGCGGCAAAATTAGCGGATAGTCATTGGGGTGGCGCGATTGGGCGTGCTGCTGTGCACGACTGGAGAAAATGACTTCTCCCGCATCTAATTCGGTACCTAGCGTCCTATTGATAGTTTCTACCGGCAGCCGGCCAACTTGAATAGAAGCGGGCGGCTTGGCTTTGTTTTTCCGTGACATCACCGGCGTTTATGCCACCGGAATGCCATTTGCTCTAGCCTTCCCGGCAGTTATCCGGAAAATTCGAGCATTCAACCCGAAGCCTGAAACGTTCTGCCTCTCCCCGAACAGCCATCCATGAGAGCCGGGCGCGCTCCCGCAGGCTCAGGGTTCCCGGCTCCATGCCGGACAGGAAGGCGTCGAGGGTGGCGTCGGCGAGGTCGGCGATGGCTTCCTCGCGATAGGGCGTTGCGCCGGTCCGGACGCCGTAGGCCGGGCAGATGCCATGGAAACGGCCACGGCTCCGAATGAGCCAGCCGAACGGCGCGGCGACGATCTGATGTGACATTGGTTCCTCGTGAGATAGGTGCGGCGGGGCCTGACTGCCCGACAGCCCCGCCGCTGAGCCGGGCCAACCCGTGGGAGCCTTTCGGCCCGGCTCAATTCAAAGGCGCGCCAGACGCTCCAGCGCGATGGAAACGGACACGGCCAATGCCGCGACCTCGTGCGGGTCGGCCTTGATCAGGGCCGGGAGAGACAGCGACAGCGCCTCCCGCATTTCAGGCGTGGCCGAACCCGCGTTCTCCTCGATCGCCAGTAGGGCGCGGGCCGCAGGCGCGGCGCCGGGGAGGTGGAGGCGTGTTTCGAGGATATCGCGGAACGTCTCCAGCTTGGCCAAGATCCCGCCATGGGTGACAGGGATCGTCATGGCCGCGCGGTTGATGGCCGACAGGGCTTCGCGCGGATCCGGGGAGCCGATGGATTGTTTCAGAAGGGCAACGGCTGTGAGCGCCGGGTCGCCGGAATAGTTCATTGCGGATCTCCGATGATGATCTGGGCGGTTGTCGCCGCGGTGGCCGGGGATTGGCCGACCTGGAGCGCGAAGAGGGCTGCGAGCGTGATCAAGGCACCGCGCGCGAAGGCAGCGCTGGCGATCAGAATGGCGTCATAGGTGGTCATGGGGTGTCCGGTCTTTGGGTATCCGAAAGAGGAGCGCCGCACCGGAGGGACCGGCGCGGCGCGATGGCTTACAGAGGGTCGGGCGTATCGATGCCCAGCTGGGTCAACTCGAGTTCAGTGCGGCCCGTGCCGGATTTCAGGACGGTTCGGACTTCAAAGACCCGGCTCGAGTTCAGGTGCAGGATCCGATCGCCACGCTGAGGCTGATAGGGCAGCTGCGAGGCGTCGAAGTGCAGGCAAGGGCCGCGCGTGGTCACGATCGGCTCGTGGTCTCGTGAGCCCATCTTGCCGAGGTGACGCGGCCCGCTGTCCAAGTGCACGACGGCTGTGAACGTGACCGGCGGGCGTGACGGATCCGGCTGGGTGCCGTAGTTGGGCTTGGTCACCTGCGGTTGCAGTTGCACGGGCTCGCCGAAGGCCTGATCGATGCCGCCATGGATCTTGCCCAGCGCCTTGGTGAAGAAGGTGCCCCCGATCATCATTGGACTCCTGTCGAGGGCGTGGCCGTTGCACCAGGTGCCGAGACACCCTGCGATCCGCCCATGCCTCGGCCGGTGTTCACGCCGTTGATCAGCGGCATGACCGCGTCACGGGCGATCTGGGCAACGTGCACCGCGAACATGGCGCCAGCCTCAACTGAGACTTTCACCTCGTTCCGCACCTCGGCAGTTCCGGTCACCGACACGCTCGATTGAGGCGTGTCACCGTGCACCCGGTTGAAAGCACGGCCTCGTGCACCTTCCGGATCTCGGTCGCGCTCCCGCTGGGCTCGGTAGCTGCGTTCATAGTCCGCAGGGTCGAGGTTCGGGATCGTTGACGGGATCCGAGCCGGGCTGCCGCCTCCGCCCATTTCCCAGAGGCCCGCGCGTCCCGGCTGGGGGAAGAGCGTGTCACGGAACAGCCGGAGCGCCGCCGGGACAAATGTCGCCACGGCATCGCCGACAGGATCCCGCGACGGGGTGTAGTTGGGCGTGTGCGGTGAATCGGGGCCGTAGAAGTCCCGGTCTGCCGATCGCCGCTGATTGGCTTCACGCCACCTGCGGTTTTCGTCGACCGTCCCTTGCCTGAGCGCCAGGTCGGGCTGATCGCCGATCGCGGCGCCGGGGTTGGGCACGTTGTTTCGGGCCTCGATGTCGCGCCGGATCGTCGGCTCAAGAGCGACGCGAAGGCGTTCGGCCACCAGCGAGGCCGCGACACCCAGACCGCCAATCCAGCCGATCAGGCCGCTGATCGCCACGCCAGCCGCACCAGCTGCCGCACCGATGCCGCCAGCTGCACCAGCACCCGCGCCGCCAAGGCCTAGCAAGGCCACGGCACCACGCAGCAAGCCGATAGAGGTGGCGAGACCCGCGATGACGGACCCGGCACCGAGAGCCATGGCCTGCGTGTCGGTCAGGCTTCCGGTGAGGCTCTTCAACCCGGCGGCAGCCCGGTTGAACATGGGCGTGAGAACGTCCGTGAACGGCTTGGTGATCCGGTCGAGGAACGAGTTGGTTGCCGACCCAAGGTCATTGAGCGACGTGGTGAAGGCTTCGAACAGCTTCCGCCGCGCCTCGGCAAAGACCTCTGCCGCGCGCTGTTTCTCAAGCTCGCCTTGGATCGAATCCAGCTGTTCGATTGGCATTGCGAACAGACGCGAACCCATTTCCTGACCGAAAATGTTGTTGAACGCACCGATGCCCGCACCTTTTTCCTTAAGCTGCCGGATCATCTTGATGAGATCGACCTGTGTCGCCGCGTTCGACATGTAGGTGCTCAGGAAATTCTGCTGCTTCGCGCGGTCGCTGAAACGACGGTCGCCGGTTGCCTGCAGTGATGCACCCAGCCGTTCACGCTGGGCCTCCAGCGCCGCGTTCTCAGCGTTCTTGCGTGCCTCCGGATCCTGAAGCGCGCGCGCCGTGGCAAGGTCCGCCTGATACTTGGCGAAGTCAGCCTCGAACCGCCTGCGATGCTGAGGAGAGAGCCGACCAATCCGGCTTTCGAGTGCCGAGTTGAAGCCGCGCGCATTGATCAGCGTCGGGTCGATCGACACGACATCTTCCCAGCGGATGCCATTGGCTGCCAGTGCCGTGCGCCCGGGGCCACGCGGGCTTGCCAGACGTGCCCAGCCGGAGCGGAGGGCGTTACCGGCTTCGGCGCCCATGATGCCGTTGCGCGCCAGCGCGATGCCCATGGCATCAAGCTGATCAGCGGGAACCTGGAAGCCGTGCGCCGCAGGCTGGGCAAACTTATAGAATTGGGCGGTTTGCTGCATGCCGCCGGGGGCAAGGCGGTTGACGCGAAGCAAGCGGCCCGATGTCTCGGTGAATGCGGTCTGAACCTCGTTGGAGGTCGCCAATTCGACTGGGATCTGATCGCCGACGCGATATGTCCGGCGGTTGCGACCCTCGCCAACGGTGCGCTCGGTTTCTGCCCGAACCTGCCGCTGCATAAAGACTATCTGCGCGAGTTCCTCGGCAGCCTTGGCCATCGGTTGGCCGGTCATGCGCGCGTACATCTGCACATGGTCGAGGGCCGAAGCTGCCGACGCCTGCGGGATACCGGCTTTGATCAACTCCATGATGCCACGCATGTTGCCAGCGTAGCCTTCGGGGGTGAGAGCGCGGGAATTGCGCGCGATCGCTTCGGCTCGGGCGAGATCCGGGCCGGACACGTCGCCGAAGACGTTGAGGTCGGTGCGGATGGTGTCCATCTCACGCGCGACCCGGGCCATCTGCACCGGGAGCGAGGCGATGACGCCGCCAAGGCTTGCGCCGACAGACGTGCCGATCGCACGGAAGCCCGACGCCAGCCGCGACTGCATCGTGACGGTATGGCCAAGGGCCGTGTTGAGGGCGCCGACCTTGGAGGCTGCCTGATCGATGCCGCCGATCTGGATATTGGCCGCGCCGATCTGCTTGAACGCGTCGGATAGCCGCTTCGCTTCCTGCGCGACCTTCAGGAAGACGGCTGTAGCGTTGTCTACGGCTGAAACTGTTGCCGTTACGCTCGGATTGCTCATGTGGGTGATCCCATAGGAGGCCGTCCGGAGCGCATTCGCGCGCCCCGTGGCGTCATTTGCTCAATTGAGCCTGTTGTTTCCGGTACTTGGACCCCATTTCGAGGTACATGATCATCCGGTCCAGCTGCATGTTCTCGACCTCACTCGGGGCCATTTCGAGCCCGAAGATGAGGTGAGCCATCAGCTGTTTGAGTTCTCCAAAGGGTCTTTCGCCCCCACGGACGGAGCGAAGGCCGACACCATGGACGCAAGCGCCTCGTTGAGGTCGGCAGCCGCCATCATCTCCAGGTCGGACTGATCGACGCCGGACATTTCCGCCATGAACTTGAAACAGCACGCATAGTCGAAGCTGTTGCGATAGCTCACCGTTCCATCCCGGTTCTCGGTGAACGTGGTCACCAGCGGGGTGCCGTAGTCGAGGAACGCGCGGGCGCGCGGCGCCTTGAAGACGAGTTCGCGGATCTCACCCTTGTGGGTCTGGAGCGGCTCGGAAAGCTTGTAGGTGACAGGCATTGGATAATCCTTCAGCGTTGCCCGGCTCATCGGCGCGGGACATTGGGTGGTCGGTTGAGTGGTCGTTGTGGTAGGTGCGGCGCGCCGTCTGGGCTCTAGGAGCGGACCCCAGCCGCCCAAGCGCGCAATGACGCTTCTTTCCCAGCCGTAGCTCGGTTGGCCGCGGTCACCGCGGTATCGAGGGGCTCTGTCGGGATCAGCCGGGGAGGTTCCACCCCAGCCGCAGCACAGGCCTTTTCGACGGGGACGCCGCGCCGGACGGCTGCCAGTGCCGTGTCGAGGCGGTTGACGCGATCCCAGTCGCCGGAGGCGCGCGCCGTGCTTGACGCAAGCTCCAGCGATCGGATGGCGAGAGGCGCCGGGGCCGCGGTGACCGGCGGCAGCACGAGGGGCGTTGCCGGTTGCCGGGATCGAAGGAACGCGCTCGCCGTCTGGGCCGTCATGCCGGGCGTCACCGATAGCTCAACGATCAGGCTGTCGGGCGCTGTCTGGGCTTCGGGGAGCGCGCTGATCTCTTTCAACAGCGCGATGCGCGGATCCTTGGCCCGGGGAGGGGCCGGGGGTGGCATCGGCGCGGCGGGAGCGGCTGGGGCGGCAACGCCGGGGGTGCTGTAGCCGTCGGCGTCCAGCTGGCGCGCCAGGCTGATGCACGCGATCTCGAAAGGGATGGTTCCGAGATCCGGCTGGGTCGCTTCGACGCGGCGGCAGGCTTCGAACAAGGCAACCGGGATGACCTTGTAGATGGATGCCGCCTTGGCGATCTCGTGGTCGGTTCGTAGGGTAGGGCGCGCCATGTCAGCGATACCTGTTGCGCCGGTCAAAGCCGGGGATGGATGTCGGGCCGACGCGGATCGATCGGGCCGTTGATTGGCCTTGCGCGGCGGCACATTCGATTTCGAGGCGCCGGATCTCGACCCGAAGGTCTTCGGGCCGGGCATTTGCGAACGCGACCTCCCGGTCGCCACTCGCCGTATTATCGCGGGCTCGCATCAGGCGTTGGCCGGTGAGCAACTCGTCTAGGGCGTTCCGGAGCGTCGCCAGCCGGGCGCACGGGTCATAGGTGGTCGTGATGGCCATTAGTCTCGCTCCGCATGGTTGGGGTCGCGGGTGCCGCGCCTCGTGGGGATGGCGTCGGCGGGGGTGAGGCCTGCGGCGCGGAGGAGGTCATTCTCTCGCTTCCGTTGCTCAACGAATTGCTCGAAATCACTGCCCTGAGCCGCGTGGATCGCTGTCAAGCTGTCGAGGTGGTTCTCGACCCTCAGGACGTCGGCTTGCGCCTGCTTCAGCGGGTCGGCGACAATCGCACCGGCTCCAGACCAAACCGCAGAAATCAGGGCCGCGCGGTGGGGGTAAAAGCCGCCCATGAGACGACGCGGCAGCACGACGCGGCCCGTGGCAACCGCTTCCTCAAGCCACGCTTCGAAGTGCAGCTGATAGAAGCGCGCGATGACCTTCCGACGGCGGAGCGTGATCCTATGCGGAACCTGGATGGCGAGGCGGGCCGCTGAGAACGAGGTCTTGCTGTAGTCGCCGCTCACCGTTTCGTAGGCCAACCCGGCGGCAGCCGCTGCCGATCGAGCCAAGGAACGTTCGAACGGCTCGAAATCATTCCCGTTGGCGTCCGCCGTGTTGAATCTCAGCTTGTCGCCGGGGTGCAGGTGCGAGAATGTGCCGGGATTGGCTTGGACCTTTGCTTCGGAATAGAAGCCAGCCCGTGACGCCATCATGGCATCGAGGGTGGTCCCGTTCGTCAGCGACGGGGAAATGCCGGTGCCGCGCGATCCCGGCAAGGTTGCCGAAAGCTCGTCATTCACGCCAAGTCCCGCCAAAGCAAGGTTGCTAGGCAGTTCCGACTCAATAGTGGCCGCAAACTGCGACCTGAGGAGGAACGAGGCTAGAGTGAACTCTAGGGCGTTCGCGTGGTCGAGGGCAGGCGTTGCCGCCGCGACCAACGGGCTGGCGCCGCGAACCTGTCCGGGTGCCGTCGCTTCGAAGATCAGCGCGACCTGAGGACGGCCCCATGCCGATCGGGCGCGGACGTTGACCGGGATCCCGCTGGAGATATTGGACCCGGCAGGCTTCGGCATGACGCTGTAGCCGGTGACGCGCCCTTTCGCGTCAAGCCAGACGCCGCGGTAACAGCGCGGGCCGTCCAGCGGGCCTTGCTTCTCGTGGCGGCTGGAAAGCTGCAGCGGGTCGAGGAGCCGAACCTTGGTGCCGTAGCGCGACAGGCCGTCGCGATACCACTCGCTGGAGGTCAAAATCTCCCCAGAGAGCAAATACGAACGGCAGCCCGCGAAAGCCAGCTGATGAAAATCGCTGACACCTGCCAGGTCGCATTCGAGCGGCGACGAGGCGTAGCCGTTCCACTCTCGTTCGATGTCGCGCGACAGCTTCTTCGCCTCGTCGGGCGTGATGCCGAGGGCCGTGGCGTCGATCCGCGAGGAGAGCGTGAGGCCTTCCCCGCAAATGCTCGTCGCGGCCTGATCGACAATCGTCGCGACCAAGCTGTTGCCGGTCTGGAGATCCGTCAGCGCTGCCGAGATCCGGGGGCCTTCCGCGTGAGGGACAGCCGCCTGATAGCTCCATCCGAATCCGAGGCCGGTATTGTTGGCGTAGCGCGCCCATGAGAGCCGTCCGGATTTCCCGTCGCTCCCGCTCATGAAGCCAGCCGTGACCGGGCCGACGCCAGACGTCGGGACAGCCGAGGCCGTGCCCGCCGGAAGCTCCGGCAGGTTGTGGGTGATTTCCATGGTTGAGATCCTCAGAAGCCCGGGTTGAACGGCAGGCCGGATGCCTTCTTGGCGAAATGGGCGATCTGTTCGGCGCGCTCCGGGCTCAACTCGCCAGCGCGCGCGGCGGCTGCCGGGGCGGTCGGTTCGAAGGGGATGCCGGTGCTGCCGACCTGGGCCATCAGGGCCGTGAAGGCGTCGGCTTGCCGGTTGATCGCGGCGAAGGTCGGGTCTTCGGCGGGCACCTTGCCGAGGATCGTCAGCGCGTTCTCAGCGGACATGCCTTGCATGATTGCCAGTTCTGCGGCGAGCGCCGGGCGTGCCTTTGCGGCATCGGTTTCCATGATGGACCAGATGCGGATCCGGTCGGCCATCACGGCATCGTCTACCGCGGCGCGGATCTGGGCCGTGACGACGTCAGGGGAAAGAGCGGCGGCTGCCGGGATATTCTTGGGGGCTCGTGCCATTGGGGACTCCATTGGTAGCTTGATTGAGGGCGCGCGCCAGTTCGGCCATGGTTGGCTTGGCCGGTGCGCTTGTGTGGTGGGTCGAGGTGGCTTGCCGGGGGCGGGGTTTGATCCGCTCCAGCTTCAGGAGGTGTGCCGCAGCAAGAGCGAGCGCCGCGCAATCGAGCGGCTCGTTTCGGATGCTGGGGTGCAGTTTTTCGAAGATCAGTTTCGTGTAACCGCGCTTGTCCACCTTCCGGACTAGCTTTTCCGAGGTCAGGCCGGTGAAGTAGGTTTCCGGCAGGTGGTCCGGCAAATGCAGATAACGGGGGCCGTGTTCGACCTCCGAGAGCCTTTTCTGCACGTCCATTTTCGCGCGATCGGCACCGACAAGCATGATCCTGCCCGCCGGGTCATAGAACGCGCCTTGACGCGCGAAGGGCTTGTCAAAGCCCGCGGTACCCTTCGACGGGTAGATCCTCGGGACGCGCGATCTGAGGTGGCGGCAGGCCAGATAGACCGTCTCGGAAATGTACCCAGAGTCCACGAGGGTGGCGAAGATCGTCACCTCGTGCTTTCCGTCTTCGGTCACCCAAGTGCCGGTTAGAAGCTCCTCCAGCTGGCGCCACGGCTCAGGGCCGGAGGTGTCGCCGAACAGAATCTTGTGGTCGAGGACCCACGACTCTCCGGTCGCGGCATGTCCGATGATGGTCGCCTCGATTCTGTTTCCCTGAACGTCGCACCCGCATGTCAACGCAACGACTTGATCGGGGATCAGGTCGAGGCTGATCTGTTCTGCCCGGGCCTGTAGGTCCCCGTCCGACAAGGACAGTTCCTCTGCCGAGGTCGAGAGCCCAAGGACCAGATTGTGGAACGCCTGCAGCGCGCCGGAAGCCAAGGCGGCTTCGTATTCCTGAACAATCTCGGATAGCGCCTTCCGAGGGTTGGCGAAGGCGGACAGGTGGAACGAGACGGTGCCGGGCTCGCCTTCTGCATTTGCCTCCCAAAACCCGCTGAGGAGCATTTCTTGGCGTTGGGCCTCGTGAATCTTCTCCAGACATGCCGGGCATTCGAGGTGTGCTGTCTGGGGTTTGCCCTTCGTCCACCGAAGCTCGTCAAAGCCGAATGTCGATATCCCGCCGCAGTGAGGGCATGACGTCCTGTATTCGCGCTGGTCGCCACGATTGAACCATGTCTCAATTCGGCTGCCGCGAAATGTCGGGGTCGAGGCGAGGATGATCTTTTTCGTCTCTGGAAAAGAGGTGGTTCTCGCAATACTTAGCTGCACTGGATCCCCTTCTCCGTTTCCGGTGCCGGATCCTGCGGATTGGGCGAAGCGATCGACCTCGTCGAGGAACAAATATTTTATGGACTTCGATGCCAGATCTTCGGCTTTGTGGGAACTGCCGCTGTGCAGTGTGCCGCCGTCGAAGTTCAGCCGATTTAGGGGGCCGTCGATCCTTGGCAGCGCGCGACAGCCCGCGAAGAGCGGCACAAGCCTAGTCTGCACGTAGCTCTCAACCGCTGAGGTTGTCGGCTGCACCAGAAGCATGGGGCCGGGCTCGTTGGCGACGAGATAAGAGATCGCCGAGTCCATGAGCAACGATTTTCCGATTTGGGCCGCTGTCTTAAGGACGAGGGTTGTTGTCCTAGGATTGTACACCTCATCAAGGATGGCCTTTTGATAAGGGAACAGCTTGATGGGGCCGGGGATGGCGACTGCAGATGCCGGAAGCTCGAGGTTTTTCTCTACCCATTCACCCGGAGTGATGCGCTTCGGCGGGACAAGCGCGGCGAGCATCGCCTTAAGAATATCGTCCGCGTCATTGGTCGCGCGCATGCTTGGGAATATCCTCTAGGTCGGCGAGCGTGCCGAGGGCATCGCGTAGCTCGTCGTCAATGATCCGCGCGATTGATGCCGCGTCCTGCAGGCCGATGAGGCGTGTCGAGACGCGGATCGGCACGGAAAACAGGGCCTGTCGAACGCGGGCCGCGAAGTTGGCACCTGCGCGGCGAGCCGCTTCCCTGTCGATCAGGTTGCCGCGCTCCTTTTCGACAGCCAGCGTCATTTTCGCTGCCTTAGCCTCCTCCGATTGTATCTTGGCCAATGCGAGCCGCTCACTCGCATCGTTGCGCGCATGGATCTTGCCGCCGTTCTCGCCTCGTGGCGTGATGCCGAGGCCCGCAAGGCTGCTGTCCTTGTCGCCTCCAGCTGCGGCGCCCATGGCCTTGCCCACGTCGATCGACGCGATCAATTCCGGCATCACCATGTCGACCAATTCGGAGTCGTAGCGCCCGGGCTCAACCTGGGGCAGCATTTCGCGGATCTTGCGGGCTACCGTCTGGTATGACAGGCCGTATTTGGTTGCGATCTCCTTCGGCCCCATCGTGCCGGGTGATACAGCTTTCGATGGCTTCGTCGGTTTCGTCGTGCTTTTGGACATGGCTCGGAGCGCCTCGGAGGGAACTGGGTGTCCACTTTTGGACCCCTAGCGCCGTAACGACGGCTGCTAAGTAACTGATATTTCGTGAAAAAATGACCAGACCGAACGAAAGAAGTGGGGCCGCGGACCGCAACGCATATCAGCTATGCGCTAGGAGGACCCCAGACGCGTATGACAACGCGTCGAGCCATGCGCTCATTGCGTGGGTGGTTGATGTCGCATGATACAAGTCAGACGCTGCTTCACGTCGTGGCCGGTGATGTCCGGTTGATGCGTCGTGCATGTACACGATGACATCAGGTCAGCTGACACAGGGGGCGGGGGCCGGGCTATCCCCACACCTACAGGGGCGGCAGGTGTGGGGGTCGCCGTGGTCGAGGGCATCACCGATGACCAGACCAAACTGATGTCTCAACTGATCGGTTGACAGCGCAGCTACCGGGCGGGCCGGAGGGCGACTCGTGCGCTAATCGCACAACCATTGTCACAAGGTATCGTGCACCTACACGATAGGGGCCGGGGCCGGGCTTCAACGCCGGTTGTCGAGGGCAGCCTGCACCGCAGTGCCCAGCCGCTCCGAGAGCGAGCGCGTTGCCGTCCGCTTCCACAGCTCTTGGACCGGCCCGGGCTGAGCCAGCGACGTCGCCGGGTGTTCACCGTAGATCGCCTTGATAGGCTTCCTCGCCGAACCCTTGCGGACTGCGATGAATGATCCACCGTTGGCCTTGACCTGGAACGCCTTCGGCAGGCGGAGCGCGGTTGACTTGCCCGGGTTGAGCCGGTGCACCGATGCCGAGAGGCCGCTGCCCTTGCTGATGGACGCGCCAGCCACGTTCGCGATGCCGATCCGCAGCTTGCTCACCCGCCATGTGGCCGTGAGCGTGGCCGCGCTGGAGCCTTGCACGAGAGGCGTGGCGTCGCGGAACCGCGACTGAGGAATGCCCATGTCAGCCGCCATCGCAACCATGGTTTCGCGCCGGGCATCACGCGCCGCGCCGTCAACGCCTGCCCGGATCGCCTTCACGATCTCACCGTTGCTCAGTGTGGCCATGGCCGCGGTGAGCGGGCCGAAGTCAGCCTGAACATGCATGGACACGTTGGCCATGGCGCTATCCTGAGAAGCCCTGCGACTTCACGCCGAAGCCGACGGCCCGGAGCGCGATCTTCAGGTCAAGCATTGTCCAGCCGGGCGCATAGACGAGAGCCGCCTCGTTCAGCATTCCACCCGTCGCGACGGACAGATTGACCGGGCCGTTGGCGCCGGATGCCGCCGTGTTGATGCGGTGCACGTTCACAAATCGCGGCTTCTGAGATCCATCGGTCGCCGCCGGGTCCGACAGCTTGACCATGCCAGCATCGGGGCCGGTGTCGGCCTCTCCGAGCACAGCGCCGGTCGGGAGGATCTGGCCAGCCGCGATGACGCGCGGGACGGTGGAATAGGAGCCCTCGCCGGATTGGAGGAACAGCGGAATGTGCACGAGGGAGTCGACGGTGCCCTGATGGGCACGCTCATTCGGGACGGACATGGTTCAGGATCCTTGATCAGGCCGCGCGGGCCGGGTTGTGAGGGTTGCCAGTGTTGTCCAGCCACTGCCAGCGGCGCGGATCCCATGACCACGATCCGAAAGCCTGCGGAGGCTCGGGCCGGAGGAATTTGGCGACGATGCGAGCCGCCGGGATGTGCGCGCGGGCCTGAACCCACTTTGCCGCCGAAAGACCATCGGTCGCATAGTCGGCCAACTCGACCTTGGGCAGCCGCCGCGAAGCAAAGTCGGCTCGGCAATTGGCCGCGATGTCGAAGTCGCGACAGACCTCCTCGAGGCGTTCCAATGGGATAATCTCAGCCGCCAGCCGTTCACGGGTTGAGGGCTCATTCTTCGCCACCAGGTCGGCATGCGAGGCCGTGGCTTGGTCGAGACGTTCCTGCAGCAGCCGCGCATGGAACGCGTCGATCTTGGCCTGTTCGACTCGCTCTTCCGGGGACAGGGTCGAGTAGACGCCGGGCTCGGCATCATCGGTCGAGAGGGCAGCGTCGGCCATAGCCTCAGCGTCTGCGGCGGCTGCCGTGTGTTTCGTTCGGGACATGGGGTGTTCTCCAGCGCCATAGCGCAAATGGCCCGCGCCGGAGAGCCGGGCAGGGTGGTTAGGTTCAGGTTGTGAGGATGGCGGACCCGTCCCACCCATAGACCGGACAAGGTCTTATCAATAAGGACGGGTCCGCAATTGTCGAGATCCAGCAAGGACGAACCGGCTCAATCGACTATTCAAGAATACAGCCGATCCGCTATCTCGTCAAACTGAGAAAAGCGCGTGATATCAACGGGTTGTCACTTTTATTATATTGACAGCGTGTCAGTATTCAGGGGCACCTATAAGAAAGTCTTACTTGGCAAGGATCGGTTAAACTATCGCCAGAAATAAGCCTAGGACGGGCGATCTCGACTTCTCCGGCATCACCCTAGCCGAGGTGCTGTCAATTGCCGTCCTGCCCCCGTTTCCCGGTCACGGCGGGAGAATGCCGAGCGACCTGGAGCGGATCAAACTGACTTGCGAGAGATCCCGGGACGTGGTCCGCTCAGGTGACATGACGTTGGGGGAACCATGATCCAGAAGTCTCTTGCCGCCGCACTCTTCGCCTTGGCCCTTGCCGCGCCAGCCCAAGCCCAACAGCGTATGGTCTGGGTCCAAGGGCCGGTTATCAGCATCGCGGTTGTCGGCTCGGGTGGAAGTGCGAGCCGCCAATTGCAGGTCAATATCGCTGGAAATTCATTCACGAACGCAGGTGGTGTCGCTACTGGAGCCTTCGCTGGTCTGGTGACCGTGCTGTCCGGGGCATACTTCGCCCGGCAACCGGTTTGCGCTGGAATCTATAACGGCAATATCACGCTGGTTCAGGTCAGCCGGAACCCTGATCCTTGCGGACCAGCAGCGCGCCGCTGACCATCGCTCCGTCGTCGCTCCACCGTCGCTCCGCCTTGCAGCTGCTAGCTATCGGGCGACTGATCGGGAGCCGGTTGCATGACCACGCCGGGTGCGCTGGGTGCCGGGTATCTAGTGGCACCGTGTCAGCCGCGCTCACTCTCAGGTGGTGCCGATATGGGCTTGTCCCGCCGTCCCATTTGTCCCCCTGTTTTGGTGCACTCGCTATACAGGAGCTATATACGGGGTGCGCATGTCACGCTGTCATGTATATCCGGCCTATTATATGTACCTCCCGTATATCTCTATTATTAGGGGACATAGGGGACAGAGTATAAGAATATGAGTTATGGTTTTGATTATACTGGACAATTCCCGTCTCTTTTTCGGTCCCATGAGAGATCTGGTGACAGGGACCGTGGGACATAATTACACGCTGTCCGTGACGTCGTGTCGGAATTTACACGCTGTCCGTGACGTCGTGTCGGCCCGCAAATAGTGAAGACTGTTGGTCTGTCCCCGAAACGTGCTTTCCTGAAAATGGTCCCTACCCGCAGGGGCCAGATCGGAGGCACCGAAGCGCCCCCGATCGTCGCGGCAATCACATGGTCGTCGCCTTGGTGAAGGCTTCTTCGGCCTCGTCCAGAGGTCGGAGGTAGACACCCCACGGCCTCACCCCGGTCTCGGGATCGGCGGGGCCGCGCGACCCTTTCCCCTTGTATCCCGGCGCCACCATGCCGATCCGAACAAGCTCGGGGAATAGCTGGCTCCATTTCGTATGGTAGCGCTCGCCGTGAAGCTTGGTGCCGTCCCGGTAGCGGCTCAGGATCTCCTTGCTGTCGAGGAAGATACGGCCCTTCTCGTCACCGTCCCGGTGCCACAGTTCCTGCTCTCGCAGTTCATCGGCGACCCAGTCCTGCCACGCCGGGCGATTGTGATCGATCTGGTTCTGCAGTTCCTCGGTCACATACGGCTTGTGCAGGTCCGTCGTGATCTGGCGCCGGAGGAGGTGGTGCAAGAGCGCCTCGTACCCTCCGTTCTCCAGTTCAACCATCATGGCCTTGAAGAAGCCCGTGTCCTGCGTCCGCTTCGGGGACACCCTGCAAATTGTCCACCTCCGCTCGCCTACAACGGCGGGGATCGCCGCGTCTGCGTTGGTGGTGACCAGCAACCGGGCGAATTTCCGGGCCGGTGCGGCATCAACCCCCTTGCGCTCGATCTGACCTTCGTCGGCGGAGATCAGATCCTTAAGCTTGTTCTCAGCCTTCTTATCTTTCGACCAGAACGCTTCTTCACCCTGTATCAGAAGGGCATTGCTCTGGGACGCATTGAACCTGCCGAGAAGGTGTTCCGAGCTAGACATGGACGTGTAGTGGTTGCCGAGGAGCCGACCGATCACCTTGCCGAAGATCGTCTTGCCCGTGCCGTGCTCTTTCGAGACTAGCGCCACGGCCACACTGGGCTTTTCCATGGGTGTCTGGAAGATCGACGCCAGCCAGTCCCATATCCAAGTGTCGAGCGCCTTGTCGCCGCTGCAGATGGTATTGAGGACGTGGTCCGTGAACATGTCGAAACTGCCGCCGGGCTTCTCCTTCACCCCCCAGCCCATCCAAGTGTTGAAGGCCGTTCCGCATTCGGCCTGCGGCTTGCCCGGGAGGAACTCGCTCGTTTCGTATTTCCGGGCGACCTTGCTCGCGAGCCAAGCGCTGGCGACCTGGATCGGCTTGCGCGTCTCCTCATCCGATTCCGGGGCATCAACGTCGCGGGAGCCGTGTGCGAGGCTCGCCGCCTTGCTGTCCACATAGAAGACGTCCTCCCCCCTGTGCTGCCTGAAATGCTCATAGGATGAGAGCGTGAACCGGCGGATGCCTCGCGAGTCTTCGACGATTGTCGCGACCTTCGATGCGCCCTCCATGCTCACCCGCGCATATTTGCGATTGTACCGGAGGAACCATCCGCGCAACGTCGTGGGCTCGGCTTCGGGCTCGGTGGCTTTGCCGCCCGCGGTGCGCGTCTGGGGTGCGCCTGCGTCGTCCTCATCGGTCACGGCATTGAACTGCCCAGCGCCGATCACGCGCTTCGACCATCCGGGCGGCAAAGTCCTCTTGCGAGCGAAGCGCTCAACAATATCGCGGATCTCGCCGACCATCTCCTCATCGACGCCGTTCTCGCGGAACAGCTCCTCGAACAGGCCGACCGCCGTGTCCATGGAGAGGTTGTAATCGATCAGCAGGTTGGAGCGCTGCATGATGAACGGTCGGCGCGTTCCTTCGGAACCCGCGCCCGCCTCGCGCCACTCGGATGCCAGCCACGCCTTCATTTCCATGATGGCGTCGAGGCTGTCCTCTTCCTCCTGCACGAGGCGCGCGCCCTCGGTCGTGAACTGGCGCTCCAGATCGGTCTCATCAAGCACGCGCTGCGGCACGGCCACGGCCTCGGCACCATCGAGGAACCCGAAGCGCTTGGGCAGCGGATCCTTGCCGCCACCCTCGATCGCCGGACGCGCGGTATAGATCACCTGACTCGGGCGCCACACCGAGGCGTCAACATGGCGCTCGCCCATCTTGTCGCCGCCGACCCATCGGCGCATTCCGGCCTGTGTGACCTCGGCATCAAGCCAAAAGAACAGGCGAATCTTCCCGATCCCGGCCTTGAGCCCAAAGCCCGCCGTGAGCATGTAAAAACACCGGACCTTATGGAACTCCGGCGGCAGGAAGGATCGACCCAACCGCACGATCTCCTCAGGCTCCTTCATCGGGTCGAAGAGGTCCGGATCGAACGGCAAGCTGTCCATGTCGAACGAGGTCCAGCGCCTCGGCACCTCGCGAAGGGTGGCCGTGCCGCGCTTCGTGTCGGCCAGGTCAATGCCGTCCGCAGGGTGTCCCCACACGATGGAAGTCCGGGGGTCCTTGGACAGGGTGCCGATGAGGATGCCGAGGCTGTTCAGGTCAGTGACCGGCGCGATCTCAAAGGAGAACCGCTTGGCGTTCTCATAGCCTTTGGTGACCTTGCCGGACTTGGTCTTCGGATCCCATTTGATGGTCTTCCGGAGTTCAGGGCCCTTCGACCTCAATACCGTGACGGTGTCGGACTGATCCGGGGTTGATACGCTGTCTGAAATAGGGTAAGTCATTGTCTTGCTTTGTGAATGCGGGCCGGTGCGAGGGTGATTGCCTCGCCCGGCCCTTCTTTTTGTCGCCCGCTCGTGCGGCGACGTTGGTCTCGTGGTTACGCCGTGAACTCGACCCGTTTGGCGAAACGCTGGTAATCTTCGAAAGTCTCAATCGATGCCGCGTCTGGGACGTCTCCGCGCACCGTCCAACGCTGGAGATCCATCACGCTGCGCGCCGGACTGCACCCCAGCCTAGCGCCGCGCCCGATGGTAACGCCGGGGCCGACTTTGACCGGTCCGGAGATGGTGACACCGTCCAACACGCGCGCGCCGAGGCCGATGACCGACTGTCCTCCGACGCGGACCCCGGCGCCCAGTTGCGCCCCTGCCGCCACCACGCTTTCGGCGGCTAAGACCGTGCCATCGCTGATCGTCGCGCCATTGCGAATTGTTGCACCCCGACCGACCTTGACGCCACGGCCTAGGACCACGCCGCGGTCGACTAGGGCATGGGCGTGAACCTCGGAACCGTCGCCGATCACCGCCGATTGATCGATCTGGGCCGCAAGGTGGATGAAGCAAGCGGCACCAATTCGGAACCCCTGTTGCCGCAACGCGTCGACCTTGTTGCACCCGTAATCCATGGTCATGTTCTCCTGTTCTGTGAGGGGTTGCGATCAAGCCGCTATCGACGCGCGCGGATCAAACCGGCTGAGATCTCGGCCCATCAGGTGAGCGAGGAAGCCCCCGGCGCCCGTCTCCAGCTGGGCCTCGATGGCGTTGAACTCGTCCAGCGTGCGCCCGAACCGGCCCGCCGTGATGGGCACTAGCTCAGGCCAATCCGGGGTAGCCCCCGGCGCGGCGGAGAGCATGAAGCGCTGGTAGTTGATCTGAGGCCGGTAATCCCGCTGCGGCCGCACGGCCTCGCCTGCCAGCAACCGCCGAAGCTTCGCCAGTCGCGGCTTGGTGCCGGTGTCGAGAGCTAGCGTCGCGTGACCGATCAGCAGGTCGCGCGACGGGATAGGACCGCCATAGAGGATCGGATCGACGTTGTAGCTGTGCGAACCGGCAAGGCGACGGATGATCCGGGCCAAGAGCAAGGGCACGTCGCTGTCGCCGGTTTCAAGCACCAGTGCCGTACCGGGCCGCTCCGCCGGGCGTTGCACCATCTGAGCCAGCCAATCGAGCACATAGGCGGTCTGGGCTTCTGATCCGCTGGCAATCCGGTCGCGGATAAAGCGCTCGATCAGTGACCAATCGGCCCGACCATCCGGCGCCACGGCCCAGCCGCTCCAGCTGTTCCAGAAGAGCCCCTGATCGCCAGGTGCGAGATCCGGGGTGAACAGGACACCCGCCGGGAAGATCCTCTTGCCGGGCCACGCCTGCCACAGAGCCCTGATTTCCGCTTTGCAGGTGAAGCCGTCGCCGATGACGTCGATCGTCTTCGCGCCGGGGCCGATGGTCAGAAAGTCCCGAACAGACCACAGGCTGTAGGGCAGGCCGTGCCGGGTCCGCAGGATCTGGAGGCCGCGCGACGTGAAGGCGAAGGCATGCTCCAGCCCGAAGGCCTGCAGGTGCGGGATGACATGGGGGTTGCGGTCCCAGAAATGGGGGTCGATCTGCATCAGGGTTCCTTGAAGGGTGCGCGGGGCTGCCGCGATCAGAAGGCGTTGTGTCGGCTGTAGGTCGCGAGCGTCTCGCCATCGGGCCGGGCCATGCCGCACCAGACGGCGGAGGATCCGAGAACGGCCCTGATGCGCTCGGCATCAAGCCTCATCGCCAGCCGGAACCCGACCACGATCGCCGCTTCGATGGGGCCGACCGCGGCGCGACAGGCGCGGCGCGCATGGTCGAGGATCTCGCCGACGCGGCCCGGCTTTGCCTCGCCACGGATCAGGGCGTGACGGGAGAGGTTGGCATCAAGGCGGGCGAAGGTCCGGCCCCGAACCTGGATGGGAGCCCAGCGGCAGCCGCCGGTCCTTTGGATCTCGATTGCCCGGGTCTCCTCCGGGTTCTCTTCCCGCCAGCGCTCGGCATCGCGAGCCACAAGCCACTCCGTCACCGTGTAAGGGCACCGGGCCGCGTCTGGGCCTATGGACTGGGTGAGTCGCCGCGATAGGGCGTCCGGCTCGAGCCCTGCCCGGCGCGCGATATTGGCGAGGAGCGAGACGATAGAGGCGGGGGTGATGGTGTAGCCGTGGCGGGCAGCGCGGGCCTTCAGGCGGTCGGCGGCTGCGATGAGGTCGGCGAGGGCAGGGGCATGCAT